TAGAGAAAGTAATTATCTACAACACAACGGATTCTTTCTTACGCTTATAGAAAGTATTGATGTAAACAATAGACCTTATCATCAATTTAAAGAGTTTGATGCTACTAAACACCTAAGTGATATGATACAAGGCAAAGTAGATTTGTATACTAAATGGGTAAACAACAATCAAAATGTATTAGACATACAAGCAAACAAAGATTATTTTGATTATTTTAAATGGGTTTCAAATAATGTTAAAGTTAATCACAACTATAACTTTATACCAATTGATCTTCTAAACGCACAACACAAATATTATCATCAACTAACTAAAGTTGGATGGAAAATAACAGATTACGGATTATTAAAAACAGGAACAAGCAACGTTGTTCCATTACTAGAGGTAAGCAATGACAGTTGAAATACCAATAAAGTTTATTACTCCGCATAAAATTGAAGACACACATCTTTTAGATGACGGAGATAACACAGGGCAAGTAAGCAGTATCATCAGTGGCACACACGAAGAAATTGCAGATGGTCCTTACACAGTATTCCGTATGAAGAATACAGGACAACAACTTGTATATAGTAACTTTACAAATGGTATATATGATACTAACCTAAACAGTTTAAGTGAAGTAACACCACAAGACGAGAAGTGGGACGAGATACAATCACATGTAAAAAAGAGAACTAAAAGCAATACTCCAATATGGTTACGTATACTATTTGGTCATGCTTGTAACTATAGTTGTTCATACTGTTTACAAAAAGATATTGGTAACCCAGATGAACGTGGTAAGATATGGACACTAGATAGTTTTATTGACACAGTTAAAACCAAACTGGATCTAAGTCAAACAGAGAAGATTGACTTATGGGGCGGCGAAACTATGTTATATTGGAAAAGTATTACACCTATCATTGATGAGTTTGATAGAGAAGGTATGCAATGGTACTTTGCTACAAACGGTACACCATTAAGACAAAAGCATATTGATTATATTAACAAAATTAAAGGCATTGGATTGTTTGGAATAAGCCATGATGGTCCTGGACATGTATCACTACGTGGTAAAGAGTTCTTATGGGATCCTATTACAATAGAAGTTCTAAAGAACATGCAAAAGAATAGAGAGAAGATACGTTTTAGTTTCAACCCTGTTGTAAGTGCAACCAACTATGATCTGTTTGCAATCAATAATTTCTTTAGAGATTATATGCTAGAAGTAGGATTAGATCCTGACCTAGTAACTATTAGTTACACACTAGGTAGAGTACACGCTGACGAAGATCACGAAGGTAGCGTAAGTATGGACCACGTTATACGTGGTGATGATCTTAAAAAGTTTAAAGATATTGTTGATAGATTTATTGAATGCAATATTGAACAAGCACAAGGTATTAAAGACCACGGATTGTTAAGAAGCAACATATTCCATAACGGTCCAAGAAGTGTACTAGGTTATGGTGAAACATTCCAAAAACAGATACTTCCTAACATAAGTACAGTGTGTGGTGCAGATGATGATCAAGTGTTGAGCGTTGATGTTGCAGGTAACGTTAGAACTTGTCCACATGTTGATGATAGTTTTGTTAGTGGTACACTTAATAAACTTGAAGATGTAGTAATTAAAAAAGTAGATTACAGTCGTTATGATAAGCATTGTAAAGTTTGTCCTGTGTATAGATTATGCAAATCTAATTGTCCAATTAATGTACCAGACTACGTGTTCCTTACTAATTGTGCATTAGAGAAAGTATGGAACAAAGCAATACAACGTGGAGCCTTTAAGGCAATATTTGGCAGTGATGCAGAATTAGTAGAAAGTGGATTAGATGAAACTACCATTAAAAAATATAGAAGTTAAAACTTTAGAATTAACAACACATCCGTTACTCAGTACTAACGTGATTCAGACACAGCAGGATCTACGGATCTTTATGGAACATCATGTGTTTCCAGTATGGGACTTTATGAGCCTTGCCAAAGCATTGCAACATCGTATCTGTCCAAGTGGTGATGTATGGTTACCTACAAAGCACACAAGAGATGAAAGTGCTAGACTTATTAACGAAATCATTTGGGGCGAAGAGTCTGACAAAGACTTAGGTGGTGGAAGCATATCGCATTTTGATTTGTACTTACAGGCAATGGCTGAAGTAGGTGCAAACACTAAACCTATTTTAAGATTCATTGACAATGTAGAACAACAAGGTATTGACTACGCAATAGAAAATACAAAAGGTATACCCGATTGTACTAGAGATTTTATGCGTACAACATTTAACTTTATTGCTACAGGAAAGAAACATGTAATTGCAAGTGCTTTTACATATGGGAGAGAAGCAGTAATACCTGGAATGTTTCAAGGTATATTACAGCAACTTAATATTAATTCATACGAGGCAAAGAAGTTTCATTACTATCTACAAAGACATATTGAACTAGATGGTGACGAACACGGACCTATGGCTACTAAACTTGTAGAAAACTTATGCGGTGAAGATCCATTAGCATATGTTGAAGCAGAAACAGTAGCAGTAGAAGCAATGAATGCTCGTATTAAATTTTGGGACGAAGTGGAGAAGAAACTTTTTGAGTAAAGACGACATAATAGAATTAGATGGTACATGTTTAGATACATTACCAAACCAAATGTACAAAGTACAACTAGACAACGGTCATACAATCATAGCCTATACGGCAGGTAGAATGAAAAAGAATAAGATTAGAGTGCTAATGGGCGACAAAGTTAAAGTAGAAGTATCGCCTTATGATCTTACCAAAGGTAGAGTAACCTTTAGATACAAATAATTAACCGTCAATTTTAATTGGATTAGTTTCTTCAAGAGGTGAGTTTGTTTTTAACCATCTAACAAGATCTAGTCTTACAGTTTGTAGGTTCTCTTTTAGCAGTTGATGTTCGTTGCCAAATACAGGACCACTGTCTACAAGATTTTCTACAGACTGATCAATAGCATCAACAGCACCAATGAATATATTATACATTTCTACTGCCTGTTCTTTTTGACTTGGTTGTTCAATTGCTTCAATGCGTTGTAGATAATCTCTACAGTCATCATTAAAACGTGGTAAATCTTTAATTTTTATTGCCATGTTTACTCCTTACTAATATTTATAAATAACAATATAACAAGGAGCAACAAATGGCGGCAAATGGCATTTCAACACTGGCACTAAAAGCAACTAGACAAGACACAAAACTTGCTAAAGCAACAGCAAAGCGTCAAGGTAAAACTGTGGCGGCTGACGGAACTATTAGTGGTTCTGTTAACACAGGTGCTACGTCATATAGAGCAAGAAATACACTTGATGCTTCTCAACTACCCACAAGATACAATGCTACTAGCAATACAGGTGCACTTGTAAATAATGCAAACACTGGTGGTTTAGTTGCAGGTCGTCCTTGGACATAATAGCACCTAACCAATAAATACACACATAATAAAAGAGGAGCGAGAGTATGAATACCAACGAGTATGACGTAAAAGTCATTAAAGTAGTTGATGGTGATACAGTAGATGTAGACATTGACTTAGGGTTCGGAGTAACACTAACAGACGAACGTGTACGGATTATGGGTATTGATACCCCAGAGTCACGCACAAGAGATAAAGTAGAAGACTTGTTTGGCGAAGCCGCTAAAGCAAGACTTAAAGAACTTATGAAAGACGGTGGTAAACTTATTACTACTGAAGATCGTAAAGGCGAAGATATGAAAGGCAAGTTCGGACGTATCCTAGGAGACTTCAAAGTAGAGCGTTGGGAAAATCAACCAGCAGAACTAGTAACAGATATTCTTATTGAAGAAGGACATGCAGTTGCATACTTTGGCGGAAGTAAAGAAGAAATTGCTATGAAACATCTAGCAAACAGAGAAAAACTATTACGTGAAGAAATCATTAGTCGTGAAGATTATGATAAAGCAGTAGCGTTAATGGAAGGCAAGTAGTCACAAAAAACCCCGGCACTATTTCTAATGTCGGGGTTTCTTTTCATAACTTATAGAGCGTTGACAGGTATACCGTGAATCTCTGCCCTCAGTTTCGTTATTACTTGTTTGGCTTACCGTTTACAAAATCGTAAAATCTTTCAGCCGCTTCTAGTATATGGTCTGTTGTTGGAATCTGAGGCATGCCAACTTTGCTGACAATCTCTCCTGATTCTGGATCACGCTTAGATGTAATCTCCCAACCCATCCACTTATTTGAATATTCAAACTCTGTGAATGACTTAGCCATTTCTAGAACCTGCGTTCTAATTTCGTATCCGTTTTTGTTTGTTGTGATTTTTGGCATTGCGGTCTTAAACATTTCAGCAACTTCCTGTGTTTGTTTAAAGATGGCTTCGCCGTACTTTGTATCTACTGACATAATATTCTCCTTTGTGTGTATGTGTGTAGTGTTACTATTGTAACATTAATATTTAGTATTGTCAATGAGTAATACTACAACATTTAGATTTCTATAGCACTTGTATCTACCTTAGACCATATATGCTAGTTTAAGTTAGAGAGTTGACTACCTAAATAAACATGCTGACGATAGTGATCAGCATTAAGAAAAGGAGGTTCACATGGACATTCTAAATAAAGTAAAGGCTTGGGCCGGAGCATTAACAGAAGCAGGAATTAGTTTGCTTTCGTTAGGCATCGTGTTAGAAGTCTTGTTCAACGGACAGAACATTCCGTTCTGGCCAAACATCAACATAATTGCTAACATTCAAAACATTGTTGCAGGTTTCTCTGCACAAGGTTTAGTTGGTCTTGTTGCTGTCTGGGTTTTATATTCAATTTTCAATAAAAAATAATATATACTCAATTTGAAAAAGTTGCAGAGAAGTCATCTTGGCGGGCGATTTCTCTGCAACACTTTTTATCTTCCTGATACCCAGTCTTGTTCTTCTTCAGTATAGGGCCACATTATAGTTGTCCTAATAGTTCTTTAAGTTTCTTTTTTGACTTGCCCATTGCCTTTGCTTTAACAATAGATGCCATGTTTGAAGTGTCATCACCTACAACTACAAGTGCAATCATTCCCATGCCTTTGTGTGGAGTACACCAATAATAATAGATACCTGGAGTATCAAATGTAATTGCTACTTCTTTACTGTTCTTTGATTTCTTAGGCTTCTTCCAACCGTCTGGACCAGCAATAAATTCTACGTTGTGACCTTTTGATGTTGGTACCCAAGTAACTGTATCACCTACATCAATGCGTGTGATATCTTCTGAGTACACCATCTTGGCTCCGTCGTCACGTTTGTTTAACATTTCAACTGTAGTGTCTGCGGCTAGTACTGGTGTTGATAGTAGACCTAAGATGGCTACTGTAGATAGTAATCTTTTCATGTTTGTTTCCTTTTCTATGTGTGTTGTCTGTATGATGAGGGGCGACTACTTGCCGCCCTTCTTCTTTTCATATGGTGTTTTAAAATAAGTGTGATTAGGATCTATCATTAGTGTGTCTCGTACATTGTCTTTTTAAACTCAGAGATTTCATTGGCTCTTTTGTAGTAGCCATGATTTCTTAGTTCACGAATTGCCATACAATAACTTCTGTATTCCATTGCTTTAATAAATCTCTTAAACATGAGCCTTGCCCTTCCAAGTAGCAACAGTCTTACCACGCATGTAATGATCACCTGCTTCGTAAGTATCTTTTGCTTCTGCTTCACGCACTGCTTCATTAGCAATTTCTCTAATATCTCCTCTACAGATACCTATGTCTTTTAGTTCGTAATCAGTAAGTTCACTTAACTCGTCATACGTTCTATTTGCTTTTCGGTGTGCTTCGGATAATCCAAATATTTTTTTAAGATGTAAAAACATTATTTTTTATACTCCAACGGTAAAGTCATTAATGCCCTTGCTTCATCGTGATATCCTTGTCTAGATAATTCAGCGGCCGCTCTTGCTCTACCTGCTGATTCACCTAATGCAATTATACCTACAAATAATACAGCGAATACATTTCTTATTACCTTACAGAGTTTACATGTGTAAGTCCATGTTGTGTTTGTCATTGTTGCTACAGTCATTATACCCATCCTTTTAAATTGTTATTTGTTGCTACGTTCATTCTTCTATCGTTAAATGTTCCTAGTGAAATAGATGTAATGTCTGATCTCCCAATTCCCAAATCCTTTAGTTCGTGATCTGTTAGTTTTTGCAGTGCCTGGTAAGTTTTACGAGCCATTGCTTTGTTTTTTCTTTTTAGTTTTATTGTTTTAACTAAATCCGCAAACCCATGTATTGCGTCTTGCACCCATGATGCAGTTACCGTAATGTGTTGTGTCATTAGTTGTATACTCCCGCTCTTGGTCCGCGACCTTCATGCGTTAGCATATAATGATAGGCATAGCGCCAATCATTTCCGTACTCAGTTTTGGCGTAAGTGAGCATCTCTTTTTCGAAAGCCCTAGTTGGGCTTGGGTTTCCAAGTAAACTCACAAGGCCGTTGAATAGCATTGTTGCCATTTTACTTCTCCTTATATAAGTTTTGGATGCTTGAGGAAAGCAATACCCCGGAACTTCCCCGGCGGTGCAACTACCTTTGGTAGCCGTCGTTCGCTTTTTTAGGATGTCTGCACCATCCCACTGTCTTTCCAGTGTGTATGTGTGTCGAATAGTACAACCATGCTGTCCTACTCACCTTTATTTATATTATACTACTATAACTATACACGAAATGCAACCTATATTAGGTAAAGGCTGTCATGCGTTTACAGCATGAGTATAAGAATATTAGCATGTTCTAAATTATTACGGTTTTTATGTCATGTTATAAATATATTGTATATAACTTGACACATGAATTGGTTTGTGTTATAGTTGTTATGTAGTATTGTAAACAACAGCCAGTTAACTGGCAGGAGGAAATACAATGCATATCGTAAAAAAGCATTAATCAACATAAGGTATTTCATTGCCCCAGCATTAATACTTGTTGCACTCGCAGGAGTGATGGCAGGTGGTGCATGGACATGGACAGGTGTGGGCCTATTGGGAATAGGTATCATATTTGATACACTAGTAACTCGAAAAACCTCAGGAGCAGGCTTTGATGAGAACGGTGAACCTTATGGTATCCCATGGTTACAAAATGCAGTAATGTATTCAATGTTACCAGTGTTCGTAGCACTACAACTTGGACTTGCATATCAGATCTATTCAGGTATGTGGGGAGTAGAGTTGCTAGGTGCTGTACTGTCAACAGGTATATTTGCAGGCATAGGCATAATATATGGACATGAACTATCACACACCAAAGGCTTTAGTTTTATAATAAGTCGTTGGATGATGGGTCTTTCAGGTTCAGCACATTTTTGTTATGCTCATGTGTACAATCATCATTTGGAATTAGCAAGTGAAGATGATCCTGCAACTGCACCTCGTGGACGTAATCTATACGAACATTTCTTTAAAAGTCATTTAGGACAAAGCAAGTTCCTATTTGAAATGGAGAAAGGTAGATTGAGACGTTTAGGTAAACCTTTTCTATCTTTAAGTAATAGATGGATAAGAGGTTACATGATGAGTTTCCCTACTATCTTCTTGTTCTTTTTAGCAGGTGGATGGGTAGGTGTCGCATGTATGGCATTGGTTTGGATGATATCAAACTTTGAACTAGAAGCACTTAACTATCTAGAACATTATGGTTTGGTACGTGTTAAAAGTGAACCAATAGACTACAGACACAGTTGGGATAATTCTACATTGTTCACAAGTTGGTTCTTCATAGAGATTGGTCGTCAGGCTGATCATCATGACAGAGGTGAAACACACTTCTGGGAACTAGATGAAGTAGGTGCACCTAACACAGGTATAGGCTACTTTACATTGTTTGCACTAGCATTAATACCACCAGTGTTCGATCGCTTTATGAAAAAGCATTTGGACGATTGGGATAAAAATTTTGCTACTGAAGCAGAAAGAGAAATAGCGAAGCAATTCGTTTAATCCTGCGGGGGAGTGCTTAGGTGCTCCCCTTTCTTTTATAGACATGCTTACTGTTATAAATAAATGTAATACAACTACAAGAGAACGATATGGCATACTCCGATAAAGTACTTGACCATTACGAAAACCCACGCAACGTTGGAACATTTGATCCCAAAAGAGATAACATAGGAACAGGCATGGTAGGTGCACCTGCATGTGGAGATGTTATGCGACTGCAAATAGAAGTTGAAAAAGGTGTCATTAAAGATGCTAAATTTAAAACCTATGGTTGTGGAAGTGCTATTGCTAGTTCAAGTTTACTAACTGAAATGGTCAAAGGTATGACACTCGAACAAGCCGGCGAAGTTAAAAACTTAGACATAGCAGAAGAACTTGCACTACCTCCAGTTAAAATACATTGTTCTGTACTAGCAGAAGATGCCATCAAAGCCGCCATCACTGATCTTAAATCGAAACTTAAAGTTTAATATTCTTTCTTGACATTGTTTAAAAACTATGCTATAAATAATTGTGTTTTATAGTTATTCGAATTATAAAATGTAGAAAGTTGGGCAACGTTGAGCCCAATCTCTTTTAACAATGTGAGCGATGTGGTAAAAGCATCAAGCAGATAGGAGAAATAAGAATGGACGCACTCACCCTATGGATGGCAATAGGTTTCGCCTTTGCCGCTTATTCCGTAATAGCAAATGATTCAGTACAAACACTAGGTACATGGATCGCAAGTAATAACGACAAATTCAATTGGAAGATCATGTGGGGGTGTGCAAGTGCAGTTCTCCTTTATACATTGTGGTACGGTTGGACAACAAATGGTGGAGACATCAGTTACGGTAGACTTAACAAGATACCGTTCCAAGAAATACAATGGTATCACGCAATGGCACCAGGACTACTATTAATACTTACACGGATAGGAGTACCAGTTAGTACTTCTTTTTTAGTATTAAGTGCCTTTGCAAGTACATTTGTATTAGAGAAGATGCTCGTAAAGAGTATGATGGGTTATGCAGTGGCGGCAGTCGCGGCATATGTTATTTGGATAGGAGTTACTAAAGTCCTAAACGAAGCAAAGCCTGTTAAAGAAGAACATAAGAAAGCATGGCGAATAGCACAATGGGTAACAACAGGCTTCCTGTGGTTTACTTGGCTAAGTCATGACATGGCAAACATTGCCGTGTTCCTACCAAGACAGATACCTTGGGACCTTATGGTATTAGTAAGTCTTATATTTGTATTTGGATTAGGATACATGTTCCGTGAAGGCGGAGGTAAGATACAAAATATTGTTATTGAAAAGCACAACACAAGATATGTTCGTAGTGCTACAATAATTGATGCAGTATACTTTTTAATACTATTGTTCTTCAAAGAAATAAACGATATTCCAATGTCAACAACTTGGGTGTTTGTTGGACTATTATGTGGACGTGAACTTGCTATGGCAACTATGACAGGCAAAGAAAAGTTCAAAACAGTATTTCCTTTGATTACCAAAGACTTCATTAAAATGATGATTGGCTTAGGTGCTTCTGTGGGAGTAGTGTTAATGATACACTATGTTATTGTACCTAACGGATACTAATATATTGGAAAAGGTAGTGTGCAACGATACTACCTTTTTTCTTGACTTTAGATAAGTATGAGCATATAATACAAATATAATATTACTTTTAACACCTTGCGTAATAGAAAGGACAACGTTTGAAGATGAAAATCATAACAGGAAATGCTAATCCTGAATTAGCACAAAAGATCGCAGAACACTGTTTTAGCGATTTAGTCCCAGCCAAAATAACATCGTTTGCAGACGGCGAATCGAGTGTAGAATTTACTGAAAACATACGTGGCGAAGATGTGTTTATTATTCAAAGTACATGCACACCTGTTAATGACAGTCTAATGGAGTTGTTGATTATGATTGATGCGGCACGTAGATCAAGTGCAAGTAGAATTACCGCAGTCATTCCTTACTTTGGTTACGCTAGACAAGATCGTAAGAGTGCTTCACGTACTCCTATTACTGCAAAGTTAGTTGCTAATTTATTAACAACATCAGGTACAGATAGAATACTTACAATGGATTTACACGCAGGACAAATACAGGGCTTCTTTGACATCCCAGTGGATGATTTAACAAGCCGTGTAGCATTTGCTAAAGATATCAAAAAGCAATTTTATAAAGATGGTAATAACATTGATGAAGTAGAAACTGTATTTGTATCACCAGACGCAGGTGGTGTTGTTCGTGCTAGAAAGTTTGCTGATATGTTTGGCGGCGACATTGCTATTGTAGACAAACGTAGACCAGAAGCAGGCAAGAGTGAAGTAATGAATCTAATTGGAGATGTTAAAGGCAAACATGCTATCCTAGTAGATGATATTATTGACAGTGGTGGAACATTGTGTAATGCGGCCAAAGCAATTATAGATGCTGGAGCATTATCAGTACGTGCTTATATCACACACGGTGTATTGTCAGGCGAAGCATGTCAAAAAGTTGAAAAGAGTGTACTAGATGAATTAGTTGTAACTGATAGTATTCCTAACCGTTGTCCTAAGAACTGTAAAAAGACACGCCAAGTAAGTGTATCTACATTATTTGGTGAAGCAATACGTAGAGTTACAAACGAAGAATCTGTCAGTAGTCTTTTCGTATAAATAATTTTGTAGGAACAAAGACCGCCCAACAATAAATCAAAGCGGCCAATAGTTTTACATTGTAAAACTTCTAACTAATAATGAAACGCAAATATAAAAAAACTGTAAACAACAGTCGGATGATTGCTGATATAAAACATCAATTGACAAAGACTTCTGATCCTATAGATAAAGAAGCACTGCAACAACGATTACATCATTATCAAATGCAATCTAAAAATACTAAATCTGAATAGTTTCTGAACCATCTTTATGTTTTGCAAGATGCTTCACATACTCAGTCATACTATGATCTGAGAAATTATCAATTTTACCTTTTTTGATTCCGCGCCACATACCACGTAACTTGTCTTTGAACAGTTGCCATCCTGACGGAGTACGAACATTGCCCCATGTGTTTAAGTAATGTTGTTGTCCGTGATGCTTGTACCCCATTACCCATAATGGAACACTAGTTACTATGTCATTGTTATTCTTCCAGCGATGATGCACAACTGATAGACTATCTACATAAGTTGGCCAACCAACTCTAGGGGAACCGAATGTATATAATTCTTTAGGATCAAGATTGTCAAGGTTGTGTTTACAACGGCTTGCCATAATAGTAGCCATTGCCGCTCCTAGCGAATGCCCACAAAACCATAACTCTTTATCTTTGTTCTGTGTTCTTGTGATGTCCTCTCTGACCATAGGCCATAGTTCATCTACTTCTGCTTTGAAGCCTCTGTGTACTCTACTTATTGTTTCTGATTTTACTGGATAAGCCTGTAGGTCTGCTTTAAGATCATTGAACTCTGTTGGTTCAGTACCTCTACAAGCAATAACAATATCATGCTTGTTCATAAAGCGATATGTCTGTGCTCCGTCCAAGTCATAGTATTCAATTGTTGTAAATCCTAGTTGTTTTGCTATCTTTGTAGCATTTTTCTTTTCCAAATACGCTATCTGTGCTAATTCGGCAAATAAAAGACTGCGTTCTTTGAAATTTAATGTTACAATAGGTTTAGTTAATTTATTTGTATGTATTTCCATAGTTTCGCTCCTAATTTCGTTCCCTATGGTATTTACCGTGTTACACCACTAAATAGTGTTAAGGAGTTACGACAATGAAACGCAAAACTAGAAGCCTATTAGAAGAACTTAATGATTTCGCTGTAACTAAAAAGACAGAGAATATTGTAGAGTCAAGAGCAAATCATGTAATTGAGAGTGCTATCAACATAGTTGAAATGATACGTACAAACTTTGATGGTGAAATTGCTCAGGATTTAGAGAAGCGGTTTTATAACTCTATCAAGTCAGGCGATGCAACAAAATTTATGCGAGGCATCAAAAAAATCAAAGCAAGTGATAAAAGTGAATTAGACGATGTTAATTGAAGACATTATAAGGCTACAAGAAGCCGAGGGTAAGAATACACATATGGAACACGTTGAGGAAGAAGCACTCAACCGTGGTAAAGAAGGGGCTGAATATGCAATCAATCAAATGATGTTGTTTGCAGATATGCTCAAAGGCCGTACTAACAAAAAGTTAAGAGTAAGTGTAAAATGGGACGGTGCTCCTGCAATTATATGCGGAGTTGATCCTGAGAGTAAAAAATTCTTTGTAGGAACAAAGGGTGTGTTTAATGCTAGTCCTAAACTAGGAACTAGTCATGAAGAGATTGACAGACTATATGGAGAGTCAGGTGCAGTATCAAAGTTACATCTAGCATATGATTATCTTAGCAAACTAGGAATTACAGGCGTACTACAAGGCGACTTTATGTTTGACGATAGTTCAAGACGTGAAGAAGAAATTGACGGCGAAAAGATGTACACTTTCAAACCACAACTTATTACATATGCAGTACCAGTAGACAGTGACATTGGTAAGCGTATTGGAAGTGCAAAGTTTGGTATTGTCTTTCATACAAACTACGAAGGCAACACATTAGCAGATGCAACAGCAAACTATGATGTTAATGTTAGTAACTTAAAACGTTCAAACGATGTTTGGTTTGACGATGCGTTCTTTAAAGACGTTTCAGGTTCAGTGCTAATGACAAAAGATGAAACAGCACAAGTGAAAAAAGATTTGGCAGATGCAATGGGGGCTTATAAAGCAGTACCAAATGCAGTATGGGAAGCAATGAAATCAAATGATGATTTTATTAAAAACTTTAAGATTTGGATTAATACAAATATTAGACAAGGTAAACTAGCAGGCGATCCAGGCGAATTTTTAAACGGCTTTATTGATTGGTATAAAGAAAGAATTGAAGGCGAGATTGCAAAACTTAAGAATCAAGATCCAGAGAAACCAGCAGTTAAAAATAGATTACAAAAGATTGAAAACAATATGAATTTTATTAATACAAATAGAAAAGGCTTGTCAGGCATTATTATTTTTATGACTGAGATTACAAACCTAAAGAAAATTTTTATTACTAAACTTAACAACATTGAAAGTATTGCACACTTTTATAAAACAGCAGATGGCTATGAAGCAGGCTCACCTGAAGGCTATGTAGCAATTGATCATACAGGTGGAGCAGTTAAGATTGTTGACAGACTTGAGTTCAGTCGCAGAAACTTTACTACTCCTAAGGACTTTGGTTAATGTCAGAGTTTAAGTTTTTAGATTTTATCACAGAAGGCAAAATGATTCGCAACTCAGATGGCGTTAGTAGGTTAACGTTTACTGATGCCTCTGATCTAGTACTACTATACTTTTTAGCATTGCATGTAATGCGTCATTATCCAAGCAGACGCTTTGCAAAGTTATACAGTGAACAAGTACTTAAATGGCAAAACTGGAATAACTTTAGAAGTAGTGCTAATGACTTACATTGTTTGTTAAACATTATCGATGGCGACGAACGTATTGTAGAAAAACTAAAAGACTCAAGGTCAGCAAAGATGTTGCGTAAGCGTTTTACATTTCCTACACTAACTGCAAAAAGATTGTTAAGAAGTTATACTAATAGCAATCCAAGTTATGCAGATGCAAACGACTTGTTAAAAATAGACAACGGATTATCCAACAGTCGCTACAGTGGATTGCGTAGACGTATTGCAAATTACGGAAGACTAACTCCAACAGAAAAACGTAAAGCAGTTACTGAATTAGAAATGGCTTTAAAAGCAAGAGGACGTAACTCAGACATAGTTGATTATTATGTGTTGTTTGTTAAAGACTATGACTTAGAAAGTTCACAAGTTAGAGACACTGAGCCAACAGTAAGTGTTAGTGATCCTGTACTAGCAGACACAAAAGATATACAGATGTTAAGACTATTAGGTGTACCTAATAAAGACTTGCCTTTTGCATACAAAGTATTAAGTATGACAAGCAGAGGCTTAGGTATTCCTCCACGTTTTGCACAAGCATATGCTCCTGTTATGCGTATTGTAAACGACATTATAAAAGCAGGTCCAGGATATGTAAACTTGTTAAAACAAGTACATAATAGAGCAAAACGAGTAGTACGTTAGTTCATTTTCCAAAGTAAGATAAATATTAGCACGGATGTCATGGAGAGTGACATACGCCATAAGAGCAATTTATTAACGAGGAGAATATAAAATGGCTTCAATTACAAGAGTAAATCCAACAGCAGTTGCTAGAGGAACTATGCAAGAACTTACTTCAGTACAAATTTTTAAAGTTGTACTAGCAGGTGGTAACGGTCTTGGCGCTATGGGTTCTGACGCGGCGGCGGCTAAAGTAACAGATGCATTAGGTGGAATGTCACACATTTTACAAACTAAAGCAAATGGTTCTGAACTATACATGGTAGCAGACACACACGGTGTTGATATCGATTCAATTGCAAGAACAATTGGTCAAGTATTAGACACAGGTACGTTGGCTGGTCTAACTGGTGGTGTACAAACATTATCAGATGGTGACACAGTAACAGTTACAGTAGTAACAGACATCGAAGCAATCTAATAAAGTTAGATTACTTTTACAAGTATCAAAAGGGCGGCTTTATGTCGCCCTTTTTTTATGGCTATATTGATAAATAAAAGTACGGATGCCATGGAGAGTGGCAGACGCCATAAGAGAAAACTTTTAAAGGAGAAATAAAATGGCTATATTAACAAACAACGCGGCGGCGATCGCAGGCAACGGAATTGGTCCTAGAACTAGAATCATCAACCTTGCAAAAACTAACATGACACAAGCAGAACTAGATGCGGCTTTGTTATATCTTGCGGCAGGTGATGTTGCTGGTACTAACGATGCACACACTATTGCAGGTGTTTCAGTACTAACTGAAGACGGTGTTTTCACAAGTGGAACTACTGACAACGTACAAGTTGCTATCCAAGGCACAGGTGTAATTACAGTTGGTGCAAACTTTGGTACAGGTACTACAGGTGTAACTTCAAGTTTACTTGCAGACATGGCTATCGTTTCATAATTGAAACTATAACTAATATTAAGGGTGTCGTTTTTACGGCACCCTTTTTTTATGGCTGGTAAATATGTGTATGAAAATACGTATTAAAACATTGGTTGATATCACTCGCACAGACGTAAGGCGTAAAGGCCAAGGCGATGAACTCAAACTCAATCAACAACACAATTTTCAAACTTTACAACAAGTTATTGCTTTGCGTAATTTAATCAATCTCAACGACGATCCATATTTGGAAACACGTAACGTAAATGACGAGTTTGGAACAAACTACAAAGGTGAACACAAAGTTTGGACATACGAATTTGAAGTTGACCATGCTGATGCTTATTACGATGATAAAAACGACCCCGTAGGACTATTAAAGCAAGATTTAGAACTAGTACCTATAACTGGTAGTTTAACCGAAACGGTGCCTAAACCAAAAATGTTTATTGTAAACAACAAAGGTAATTCCAATATTACCGTTGAAGTTGTATAAATAACTATGAAGGCACAAAATAGGCATACCAAAACACATTAAGGCTAACGACAAAGAGTTTACTTAATAACCCTTAGAGAAAGGGTGTTTACGGAGATATTAACTATGGCACGTGCCACAGACTTAGAGAAACAGAATTTAGAAGCACACGTTGACTTATGTGAGCAACGTTATAACAACCTAGAAAAACGTTTGGGTAAAGTTGAAGAAAAAGTTCAACATATCCATGATGATTTAGGCAAGTCACATTCTTCTTTAATTAAAGTTATTATCGGTACCTCAGGTACAATCATTGCAGGACTGTTATCTACAGTCGTTGTTATTCTCATTAACATGTCTTAAACTAAATACTAACATGTTGTTAGTAGAACTTTTTAATAATCTCGCGGAGAAGCAAATTTGGGGACGAAAAGGCAAAGCCCTCGTTCGTAAGTTTCGTTGTAGTGGAGGCAAGCGTCATGGACGTATTGTTTCTAAAGCACAACAATGCTTTGCTCCACCAAATATACAAGCCAAGATGAAGATGCGTATTACACGTAAGAAACTTGGACAAAGAATGATGCGTAAGGCTAAACGTACTAAACGTACAAACCCAGCATCTAGAGCATTGAAGACGTTGAATAGAAGATGAGACTTTTTGAATTAACAGAAGCAGGTGGTAAGTTTATCTTTGGTCGAGGTGGTAAGCCAGGTGGCTCACACAAAGGTCAAATTTCACGTAAGTTTAGATGTGTAAGTGGTCCACGTAAAGGACGTATTGTTGCAAAGATGTCTACATGTCATGCACCAATTGACGCACAAAAGAAAAAGACAATGACTGTTACTAGATCCAAAGCACCTAAGTTGGCGGCAAAGAAATCAATGTTTACCAAACGAGGTTCTGGAGTAAGTAGAGCAGTATTAAGTAAGAATAGAGCAAAAGCACCTAAGAGAGCAAAAGTACAAAAAAGGAAACGTTAATGCGTATTGACGAGATTGATTCAAAACACAGTAAGTTCAAAGAAGTTATACTCGATCACGAGTTGACTGAAGAACAGTTAGATGAAGTCCTTCCTATTATTGGTGCTCTTGCAGGAGTAGGCGCAACAGCCGCAAGAGTTGCAGGCGGAGCATTGGTTCGTGGTGCAGGTGCATTAGCACGTGGAGCAGGAGCATTAGCACGTGGTGCAGGAAAAACAATTCAAAAAACAGCACGAAGCATGGCTCCAGTACCAAAAACAGGACCAGGCTCGGGTACAAACAATAATAACGGCACTGTTGGTAAGATAGGTAAAGCAGTAGGTAACCTAGGAACTGACCTTGCTTCACAAGAACGTGGTACTGCTAGAAAACAAAGCAACAACCAACAAAGTTTAAAAACAAACACAGCACAGAAACTTTCACAACAAGGCAGTGGACAAGGAACTATTGGTACACAGGGTACGCAAGGTACACAACAAACCAAACTACAAAGAGGGCAAGAATTTCAAGTGCCTATTGCAGATCCAAAAAGTCCAAACAAAACAGTAAATGCCAAAATGAAAGTAAAGAATGTAACCGGTAGTGAAATTGAACTGCAACCTTCTAAAAAGCAAAAAGGTATGCCTAAAACGGTTAAGTATAATAAAAAAGATCTTGCATTAAATTAAGTTTTACGCTATACTTTAAAGACATGAAACCAGAAGTTAAAAAATTAGTATCTGCCTTTCAGGCCACTGCACAGTCAGTAAAGATTCGTTTGAAACAAAACGGATTTGTATTGCCTGTTTCGCATAATGGTGGAATCAAATTCAAACATTGTTATATAAAGAAAGATAGACACGGCTGGTATAATATACTAAATCTACACAATCCAAAGATATCATACTATAAAGGCATTGCTAATCACAAGATAGCAGTAGCAATATCAATATATTTGGGCATGGATGTAGGATTTGATGAACAGGAGCATTTAGATGCAGATCATAAATATTTGCACTATTATAATGAAATACGCTTTTTAAAGCATGGATTAAAGATTGCTGAACAAAACAATGAAGATTTTAAAATAGATATGTATAATGCTAGACTGCATGAATATATGCCTAAATATGAAAAATATAAGCACACAGTAGGATTGCTTCTAGATGAAGCCGAAACTTTACTGTTTGACACTAAATAACACTATAATAACGTTAGGGGAATACACACGATGAAAACGTCAGATTTTATGAACACAGTTACAGTAGAGTCTTTACAGAAAGACTTGCGTAGCAAACATGGTATTACAGTTGATGTGGCCAAATACAGCCAAGCACAACTAGAATCTTATAGTACAAAGATTCAAAATAAATTAAAAGAATTCGAAATTAAGCATAAGTTTAATGAATCACTAAAAAGTGATGAATATCAAAAAACATTGCTGATCAGCAAAATTGTAGAAAGTGCAATTAATCAATATCTTGACAATCCCCTTGAAAGTGTTGATGAGTACGATCTAGGCGAAGACATTATGAATGTTGAATCTGACGATGCTGACGTACAACGTGATTTTGCAGAAGCAAATCCAAATGATGATATTGATGATGATCCAGGTGCAGGTACTGACGTTGACCCTAACATGGATAACAATACGAAACAAGATTCTAAAGTACTTACAGCATTAAGAGTTGTAATGGACGATCCAAGTAAAGCAAACTTGGCTAGAATGGCAATTGAAAAGATCATGCAAGGTAAGCCGTTAAACAAACAACAAATTGATGGCTTTAGAGATGCTATGACATCAATGATGCAACCTTTCTTAAGTATGCAAGGTGTACAAAGATTAAAGGCAATGAAAAAAGGAATGCCAAGTGCTGAAGCAGTAGGCGAAAGTAAAATTGTTAAAGAAGGTGCTGAAGAACAAGCAGAATTAACAATGGCCGCTAAAGACATGGTAGATAGATTTACAGCATTCTTAGAAGATGTTGCTGAAATGGGTGCAGAAGGAATGTTAGAACTAGCAGACTCAATTAGAGATGAACTAGGACTAGAACAATCAGAAGCATTTGTTGCAACAGTTAAACCTGCATTAGAAGCAACACAAGATGTATTAACTACATCACGTGAAGCACTTACAGCCGGTGTACAAATTGTTACAGGCGAACAAACACCAGCAGATACTATTGGTGCTGATCCAGAAGGCGAAGAAGAACTAGATCCTGCAATGGATGTAGA